AGTTTAAGCATACTATTAAGAGCATTTCTACCTATGATAGTTCTGGACATTCCTTGTACATAAACTTTAAGAGCATCTCTAGGACTGAGCAATTCAAGTTTAGTTTCAACAAACTCTCCCTTTCTGTTGTATCTTCCAATCTCTCCATTATCAATCATCTTTTGTATTTCTTCAAGAGTTCCTCTTATAGTTCTATTATTCTGACTTCTATGCTCAAGTCTTCCAAATATCTTAGCAATATCTTCATCAGTCAGTTTATCCATCCTAACAAATAAATGAGGGAAGTAGTTGTTTAGGAAAGAACCTATTGTTTTAGTATCATCCATACCCCTCATTCCTAACTTAACTATTTCACCTTTATCTTTTATTAATCCTGCTTTTACTGCTGCCTCACCTATTTGATTTAATAAAGTTGTTATATCGTCTTTTATCTTATTCAATGCTTGAGCTTCTTCAGCATTTTTACCTGCTAATCTAGTACCATTTTCTATAGCAGTTATAACTCTCATTATAGTAGGCTCATCTAAAGTATCTAGCTCACCTATAATACGCTGTGCTTCAAGTTCCCATATCTTAGCAGTAGCAGAATCAATTTCTAATCCTCTAGCTATCTGTGCTTTAATTCTCATACTTATAGCATTGAGAGATTTACCTGATAAAGCTTTATATGCTTTAGGTCCAAGTCCTACAGCTAGTCCAGCTACTAGAGCATTACGGAGTGGGTCGCCTTCTTCCTTATCTGATAGAGCATAAGCTCCAACAGCAGCTCCTGCTGCAACTCCTAAACCAACTTTAGATTTATCTCCTAGATAATTAGATGCTCTAGCTGCGTAGCTGTCTGCTTCATTTATAGGTATAGGAGCAGGTGCTTCACCTTCAGCTTTAATCTCCTCAGCATTTCTTTGACTAGGAGTCTTTAATTCTTCTACTCTCTGGTTATAAGCTCTTTCTAATTCTATAGCAGCTTCAGCATTTAATTCTCTTTCTCTAGCTCCCGGTTCGTAAGTTCTTCCTCTACCTTGTGCTATTTCTTCTGCTTCTTTTCTAGCTAGTGGAATCTTTCCCTTTTCTCTAGCCATTAAGAATACTTCAAAGCTATCTAAATCCTTAAGGTATTTATGTTGATTAGGAGTAAGTCTATCATATCTACCACCTTTCTTTATAGTAGTATCAAAGTTCTTTTGAAACCTATCAAATACATCTTTTATTCTTGGTTTATAAATTGCTATATGAGGAATACCATTTTCATTTATAGTTTGTATTCCTTTAAATCCTTTTAATTTTCCATCTGCTCCAAACCATCCAAACTTTTTAGCTACAGCTACACCTTCAGGAGTAGCTAAATTTACAATAACAAAATCTCTACCTTGAACTAACTCAGGATATAATCTAGTAGGTGTCTCTTTTATATCATTAACAATCCTTTGTGATTCGGTTAATTCTTTTACAGGTATTACTTTTTCTTTTACAGCCTTTAATTCAGTATCTTCTTTAGATGGTTCAGGTTTAGCTTTAGCTTTAGCTTTAGTTGCTAAATCTTTAGATGTCCTAGCCATAATACCTAATCCAGCTAATACACCAAAAGCAGCACCAAAGGCAGCACCTGCTTTTACATTCTTTCCCTTTATCTCTCCTTCTTCTAATAAAGTATAAGATGCTTCATAACCAGCACCGGCTCCAGCACCGGCTGCTACACCAGTACCCATCTTAGCTAATCCTCTAAGAGCAGCAGGTTGAATATTGTTAAGTTTATTAAGAGCTTTAGTAATTGCACTAGCTCCTGAAGCTCCTTTAGCTGTTAAACCTAACCAAGCTAATACACTTAAAGGTAAGTCTTTTAATATCTCAGCAGTAAATATACCACCTGTATAAGCAGGATTATCTTTAAGAACTTTTATTAGTTCTAATAAACCTTGTTCATCTTCTGATGGCACTCCCCATCTATCATTAAAACTCTGTCCTTTAGTATCGATAGGAGCATCTAAGTTACCATTCTTATTATTGTATACAAACTCTAAATCTTCTTCCATTAAAGCAGCTCTACTCTGATGCTCTGCGTAGTCATCTAGCTCTCTCTTAGTAAGCTTTCTATATTTACCTATATCTTCATAAGCTTTTATTTTATCCTGTAATACATTCATACCAAACTGTATGCCATTTCTTTGTACATACCATTTACGCTGTTCATTATCAGCAACTCCCTTGCTTAATACTAAACCAGTAATGCCAGAAGTAAACCAAGAACCTATACTTTCATGGTCGCTGATAAAACCAGCACCAAAGCTATAATCTTGCTCCGTAGAAGGATATAAAGATAATTCAGCTTGTATCTGTTTTTGTCTTTCTTTTTCTGGTTGAAGTCTCATTTAATTAATAGTCAAAGTTGGCAAATAAGTCTGTATTATCAACACCTTTAAATTTAGCACTCCCTTCTATATCTGCAATATTTTCATTATAATAACCAATAGGATTTTTTACAAACTTTTCTAATTCTTCTGGACTTCTATTATAAAAATATTGAAATCCTGCAGCATTTGTATCATGTCCTCCTCCCAGCCAGTCCATAATAGCATCTTCCATATCTTCCATCGCTTTTTCATCTTTAGGAAGAAATACCTCAAATTTAAACCAATCAATTAAACTACCAGTAACACTAGCTAATTGTCTAGAAAGTCTTTGTTGAGTGCCTACTTTATTCCAATAAGCGTTCCATTGACTAGCGTTCTCATCAAAATCTGGCTGGTCTTTCACAAACTGTTCAGTCTTAATTTCTTTAGTTTTAGGTGCTAGGTTCATTTCAGTAGATAAAGCTTGATAATCCTCAGTATTAGCAAGTCCAGAATCTTCCATCGCTCTTCTGTTTATATACATCTCTTGTCTTTCACCAACAAAAGTCACTAAACCAGAATATAAGCCTTCTTGTTTCTTTTTAGTAAGAAAAGTTTTAACTTGTGCGAATGTCTTAAGTTTATCTTTATCTTTATATTCAATAAGATTCCTGTCTAGGAAATATTTTATTGAAGCTTCCATTCCATTTATGGTAGCATCTCTTTCAAATTCTCTAGTATAGATACCTTGATTTAAGACTTTCTTCTGATTAACTAAAGCAGCATCTGTATTAAGTTTTGTTTGTGCTGTAAGCGACCTAGTTCTTTCTGCTTCAAGTAATTGTGTTTGGAGTTCTTTATGAGCATCTGGGTCTATAGCTCCAACTTTAGCTAGCATATCTGCTTTACCTTCTTCAGTAGTCCAGTCAGCATTTTTTAATACTCTTTCTACTGCTTTCTCTTTATTTTCATAACCCATGCTTTCCATAATAGCAGAGCCAAACAGACTACCTGCTTCTCTCATACCTTTTCCGAAAACATCTGTATATCCTAATGCCATATTAAGCTCCTATCCATATAAACTCGATTTATACCTACCCGTACTAAACATAGGACCTGCTACCATTCCTCCAGCTGGCGGTCTAAAAGGCTTATGTGTACCTGCACTTGTAGAGCCAGAGCCTATAGAATACTCTCCTGCTGCTACATCAGCTCCTATTCCAGACCAAAGACCAGCTGTACCTTCAGATGCTGCTGTACCTGCTCCACTTAAAGCTTCTAACCCTTTAACTCCTGTAGGGGAATACACCGCACCTTGAGGCATACCAAGTGATGTAGCATATTCTAGAGGCTTATCATATATTGAACCAGCAGCAGTTACGCTACCACTAATTCTATCTCTATATCTATCAATAATATCTTGAACATCCATATAGGATTTGTTAACAACACCACTATAAACATTACCCCAAGCTTCTGTGTTTAAAGCAGATTTTCTAGCATACGGGTCGGACCGTAACATACCTCTAGCTAAACCTTGTTGTTCAAAGAGCTGTTGTTCTCTTTCTTGCTGTCTACGCAAAGGTTCCATTCTTTGTTCAGCTAGAACATTTGCAGCAGCAGCAGGTCCACCTTCTTGATATTGAGATAGCCAGCCTTTATTAGCAGCAGCATCTGCTAAGAAGTAATCCGCTTCAGCTTGCCAAGGAGCAGTTAAACCTAAATCCCATCCCTTTCCTTCAATATCAGGTCTAGCATAACCTACTCCTGAATATACTCCCCAAGGGTCTACAGCTCCTGTTCCAGCTTCCATAGCAGCTTCTTGTGCTTCTTTATTCTTCTTAGCTGCTGCGTAGTTACCGTAAGCTCCTATTGCTGCTCCTATTATTTGTGCCCATGCTGCCATCTCTCTATCTCCTAATTATTATACTGTGCGTTTCCAAAAATATACTGTTATATAAGGTTGTACGTTGTTATGTGCTCCACCACCGCCTGTTGAGGCTGAAGTACCATCTTGCCCGTTCACAGGAGAATAAGTACCCCCATCTCCGGAATCAGCTTCAGCTCCTGCATTATTAGAAATAGTATGAGTATGTGCTGGCATTTCAGCAGTTGTTAGTGTATGTGTCTTAGAACCACCTGAACCAGCCGAACCTGTACTTGACCCAGAAGTATCAAAGTCTGTATCAGCAGCATCTAAACCTACCAGTACCTTACCTGCTCCAAAGGCTACCCAAGTAGTTCCACCTATTGCTGTAACAACTGCTGCACTATCGGCATAAGCTGTTACTGTGGTAAAGATAGCACCAACAGGATATACGGCATCTGCGATATTTGCTGCCGAAGTTGCAGTTTCAACAAAAGCAGTTGTAGCTACTTGTGTTGTATTCGTATCTGCTGCTGCTGTCGTAGCACTAAAAGATTCTGAGGCACTTCCATTTAAGTCCGCCTTAGAATTTACAGCAGTTTGGACAGCCGAGAACTCGGTATTAAAATCCCCTCCGCTAATTATCTTATTAGTATCTGAATCAGCTAAGGCATCCTTACCAGACCAAGACACCGCTATTGAATATTGACTCATCGTATTTTCCCCTGTTTATGTAATAATGTTAAAGCCTGTATAGACAAATCAAACCCATTAGATTGAATGTCTATCGCTATCTTTAAATGTTTTGCACTTCCTAAAAGTGGCATCCTATATTCCTTCAGTCCGTAAATTGGTCTGTAGGTAGCAGACGCAGTATGAACTGCTGAATCGTGTGTATGAGTTGCTGTGGTTGCTCCGTAAAGAGAAGTAGTTGCACCCCATAGAAACGCAGTACCAGTTGTCACAGGACTCAAAGTTACACAAGTGGAGTCTGATGAAACAGGACTGAAATCCTTATAATATTTCATACAAACTGTTGCACCATTACCACCTTCGATAATCATAAAGAATCTCTTTAATAAGGCAGCTATAACTGAGTTACCTAAATTCAGCCATACTGTTTGAATTTCTGAAGTGTAGGAAGTGTCTGTATAAGTTACTCCACCACCATCAGCAGCAGCAGCATCAGTATCAAAATACCTCTCATAACCAGCCAAACCACCATCTTGTTGTCCTACTAAGAGTCCATATAGGTTGGTATATGCTAAACTTGCTGGTTCTCTATCGCTATCAAAAGTCCAAGTTGTTATTCTAGGAGCACCATTAGGAGTTCCATGTTTGAAGTCAAAGATATAATTTATATTCTTGTCTACAAATGACATTATATAGATGCCTTCACTTTCTACATACACACTCTTAACATTCGTACTATTACCGATATTTCTTATTAATGTATCTTTTATGTTTAGAGATAAATCAGTAAGTGGTACTTTATCTTTCTCTGAAGTACGAGCTAAAGACCTAAGACCAGTAGAAGATAAAAATACTAAATCATCACCTATATTTTGTACGGAATCTCTCGCAATACAACCAACTCCTCTGATAACTTCATTGAGTTTCATACTTCCGATTACAGCCGGACTCTCATATATAGCTATGTTCTGCTTGCCAAATATTGCGAGCTGACCATAAAAAGGTGCTATAGCTATTACTTCATCTTGTCCCCATACATTCTTTAAATCAAAAGAACCACCGTTTGAACTTGCATTTTCTGCTGTAGTTCTGAAGTCATCACTATCTAGAAGAGTAGAATAATGTACTACATCTTTCTCTTCTGCAACTCCACCTACCCACATACGACCATAGAAACCAACACCACAGCTAGGCTTAAACTCACCTGAAGATACTGTCGCTGGTCTATGAGCATTATCATAAGCTGCCCATTTAGAGCCAACACCTAAAGAACCATCATATCTCTGTGGAACTATACTAGCGTGGAAAGCAT